TTACTGCTAAGTGGGGATTTAGTCAAATACCAGAGGCAGTTAAACAAGCATGTATTATACAAGCAGTTAGATTATGGAAACGTAAAGACACTCCATTTAATGTTTTTGGTAATGAACAAATTGGAACACAGGAATTATTTACAAAGTTTGACCCAGACGCAAAAGAATTATTAAAAGGTTTAAGACGTTTAAATTTAACAGGTCAAGTTATTTAATGTCGTTTTCAGTTCAATCAGGTAATTACAAAGTCGAAATAAAAGGCGTTCAAAAATTACGTAATAGATTAGACCTTGCAGATTTAACTGCACAACCTTTAAGACAATATATGCGTTTTGTAGGTGCAACAATAAGAGAGAAAGCAATTGAAAATGCACCAGAGGATTCAGGAGCATTAAAGCGATCAATACATTCACAAAGAATTAAAGATATTGGACGATTACCTGGTGGTGTTCGTATTTATGCAAGTTCACCTAAGGCACCATTTGTACATGGTGACCCAGCACGTAAAAGATTAAAATTAAGTGAACCTTATACACGTTCTAAACCACATTATGCACCAATCAAAGCATTGGAAAAATGGGGGCCTGTAAAACGTGGTGAGATATCAGCATGGGCAGTTCAGAAATCGATCGCTAATAAAGGAACACCATTAGTACCTTTCTTTCTTATTGCAGAAAAAGAAACACGAAGTAAACGTACTGCACATTTAAGAACAGTTACAAACCAAATTGAACTTAACTGGAAAAAAAAGAGGTAAGATAAAGTTATGGCTTTACTAAAAGATATACGTGACGGAATTGGTACAAACTTAGAAACAATTTCAACTTTAAGTGTTTATAAATACGTGCCTGATTTTATTGAACCACCTACAGCAATAGTAGGAGTAATGTCTGTTATTCAATACGATCAATCAATGAATAGAGGAGCAGACAAATATGAAATACCTGTATTTGTTTATTGTTCACGTGTTGACGCACAAGATAGTCAAGAAACATTAGACGGATTTTTAGCAAGTTCAGGTGCAACATCAATTAAACAAGCTATTGAAACAGACAAGTCATTGAGTGGGTCTGCTCAAACTGTTAGAGTTAGTGAGGCAAGAGAGTATGGTGTTTATACAGCTAACAACATCGACTATCTTGGTGTAGAATTTACAGTAGAGGTAATTGCATGAAATACGAAGTAATAAACGGATTACAAACTAAAGATAAATATTTTGCTAAAGGTAGTATTGTCACGAACAAAGACATACCACAAAAAAGTATTGCATGGTTGCTTGAACAAAAAGAATTAGTAAAGGTAGATAATAAATATCAAGCTAAAAAACTTCAAGAAGTTGCAACGAAAGAGGAAGAAGAATAATAATGGGATATGGTAAACCAAAACCTGGTGGACGTAGAAGTTCAACCAGACGCAGACGTGGAGGAAGAAGATAATGGCTTTTATACATGGTAAAACTTCAGTTGTATATTTTGACGCAACAGATTTTTCTAGTTATTTAACTAATGTTGATATGTCAAAGACAGCAGATGTTGCTGAAACAACAACCTTTGGTAATAATAATAAAACTTATATTTCTGGCGAAAAAGACGGAACAATATCTTTAACTGGATTATTTGACGCAACAGGTGACGCATTAGTTCAACCATTTATAGGAAGTGCAAGTAATCACAATGTGATCGTTGGAATTGATACTTTAACAGCTACAAAAAGAGTTTCATTTGCTAGTGGTATTTTTACAGAATATGGAATTAGTGACCCAGTAGCAGATGTTGTTGGTATATCAATGACAGTACAAGCAGACAATGGTTTTTATTCAGGTGAAGTATTAGAAAATGCAACTGTAACTGCTACATCAAGTGGAACAGCAAGAGATAATACAACATCAACATTAAATGGTGGTGGTGCGTTTTTACTTGTGACTTCAGCAAGTGGTACAACACCTACCTTAGACGCAAAGATTACACATTCAGCAGATGATGTAACTTATGCAGATTTAGTAACTTTTACTCAAGCAACAAGCACAACATCTGAAGTTAAAGTTGTAGCGTCAGGAACTACTGTAAATCGATACCTAAAGGTTGAATACACAGTAGGAGGAACTACACCAAGTTTTGATGTTGTTGTAGGTTTTAGTAGAGTAAATTAAGTAAAGGAGTATATATGGCATTTGTGCATGGTAAAGATAGCGTAATCAAAATTGATAATGCTGGTGGTACATTGACTGACATATCTAGTTATGTCAATAATGTAGATTTTCCTATAACAGCAGACGTTGCTGAAACAACAGTTATGGGTGATGACAATAAGACATATATCGTGGGTTTGAAAGACGCAACTCTTTCAATAACAGGATTATGGGATAGCACAATTGACGGCATACTTGGACAGATTGTTGGACAATCATCAACAGTTTCTTTTGAATTATCACCAGAGGGAACAACAGGCGGAAATGTAAAATATGAAGGCGAAGCAATTTGTACTGAATATTCACAAAATCCACCAGTCGCTGATGTTGTATCTTATACAGCTAGTTTCCAAGTAACTGGAGCTGTCACTCGTGGTACACACTAAGTAATATAATTATTAAGAAAGAGAGAACGCATGAGTAAAAACGTAAAACGTTTAAGTATTACTGACATAGATAATTTGCCTAACGTTCCTACTAAAGAAGTCGTAATAGACGAGTGGGGCGTTAGCATATTATTAAAAGGCATTACAAAAGCAAAACAAATTGAATTAGCAAAGTTGATCGATACAGACAAAGTTGACGCTTTTGAATATCAAAAAATGCTATTAAAGGTTTGTGTTGTTGAACCTGAACTTGATGATGACGCAATTAATAAACTTTACGAAAAAGATAGTAAAGTAATCGACAAAATTAACTTAGCGATCGCTGACCTTAATGGCTTTGGAGGTTCTGCTACGGCAGACGAATTTCCAGAATAACAACGACTTAGCATTTCAATTTCGACTTGCTCGTGACTTAGGCATGACTGTTGCACAATTAACGAGTACAATGAGTTCAAAAGAGTTTATCCAATGGGCAAATTTCTATATGTGGGAAAACAACGAAAGAAATAAGGCATTGGCTTTGCAACAAGCAGAAAGTAGAAAAAGATAATGGCGATAGCTGACATAGCAATAAATATAGTTACTAAAGGTAGTCAACTCGCAAAACGTCAATTAGATAATCTTGGTAAAGGTGCAGAGGGTTCAAGTAAAGCATTAGCAGGATTAGGTAAGGTTATGGCTGGTGCAGTTGCACTTGGTGCAGTTGCAATGGTTAAAGTATTAGCAGACGCAACTAAACAATTTATTGAATTTGATGACGCAATGACGCAATCGTTGGCGATCATGAAAACAACAACAGAACAACAAGACGCAATGGCGTTGACTGCTCGTAGAGTTGCAACTGAAACTCGTATAGGTGCAACAGAATCAGCAGAGGCATTCTTTTTCTTAGCGTCAGCAGGTTTAGACGCTGAACAATCAATCCAAGCATTACCACAGGTAGCACAATTTGCTCAAGCAGGTATGTTTGACATGGCGACTGCTACTGACCTCGCTACTGACGCACAGAGTGCATTAGGTTTAACTGTTGATGACGCACAACAAAACTTGCAAAACTTAACACGTGTTACTGATGTACTTGTAAAAGCAAACACATTAGCAAACGCAAGTGTACAACAATTTTCTGAGGCGTTAACAAATAAAGCTGGTGCAGCGTTAAAAGTCGTAAACAAAGATATAGAGGAAGGTGTTGCTGTACTTGCAGTTTTTGCTGATAGAGGTGTAAAAGGTGCTGAGGCAGGTGAAAAGTTAAACCAAGTATTAAGAGATATTCCACGAGCAACAGCAAAGAATAAAGAGGAGTTCAACAAACTTGGATTGCAGATGTTTGACACTAACGGCAAGTTAAGAAATGTTGCTGACTTAGTAGAGGAACTTGATCGTGTTTTGGGTCCTATGTCTGATGAAATGAAAGCAAGTACCTTAGACACATTAGGACTTAATCGTGGTGTTGCTGACGCTGTAAAAATATTATCAGGTGCAAGTGATGAAATAAGACAGTATGAAGAAAGTTTAAGAAATGCAGGTGGAACAACACAAGAGGTTGCTGATAAACAAGTTGAAAGTTTAGCTGGTCAATTAGATATATTACGTAGTCGTTTTGATGAATTGAAATTAACAATGATTGAAACAAACGAGGACGGCATAAGAGTAATGATTGACGGAATGAATAGATTTTTAGACGCAACAATCAACAACATTCCAAAAATAAAAATATATTTACAAACTTTGAAAGAAAGTACCGATCAATTTGGATTATTTGGTGGTGCATTAAATTTTGCAATTACTGGAACAGACAGAATGAATGCAAAACTAGATGAATTATATCAAAATACAGACGAGCAAAATAGAGCATGGGATATATTAATTTATAACATGCAAAACTTAGACGCAACAATGGGAACAGTAGAGGAACGATTTGCTGAACAAGCAAGACAATACTCATACAATTTACAAGCTAGTGAGGAGTTTACACAACAATTAGAGGATGAAAAAGAAAAAGAGGAGGAGTTAGCAAAAGTTCGTGAGGATAAAGCTTTAGGTTCACTTAATAAAGTAATGTCTGCTTATAAAAAATATAATGCAATTTTTGAAAACTTTGAGGACTTACAGGATGACGTTACTGACGCACAAGACAAATTAAATGACCAACGTGACCAAGAGAAATTAGCAAATGATAAACTTCAAACTGCACTTGATGAATTAAATAAACAAAAAGAAATATCTAAACAAGTTACATTAGAGGAACAGTTAGCAATAGAGCGACAACGTGAAAGTATTAAACGTTTAGAGGAACAAGAGGAACGCTCTAAAGTACAAAACTTAGAATTACAACTTGCAAAACAACGATTAACTGAATTAATTGACGCAAGTACAAGTGCAACAAATACAGAGGAACAAGCACAAAGACAATATGAACAAGCATTAAAAGAAGTTGAA